AAGCGGAACTCCGCTGACCCAAGAATTACGCAGAATGGGTATTCCAGTAACAGCATACACTCCGTCTCGCGGACAAGATAAGGTCGCACGGATGAACTCTGTTGCACCAATATTTGAAAGTGGTATGGTGTGGGCACCAGATAAAGATTTTGCCCACGAGGTTATTGAAGAAATGGCATCATTTCCTTATGGTGATCATGATGACTATTGCGATAGTTCTACCATGGCACTGATGCGGTTTCGCCAAGGAGGGTTTTTGTCTTTGAAAGACGATCTCCCAGATGAAGTTAAATTATTAACACGAAATAGAACGGTGTACTACTAATGGCTATTGAACGAGTTGAAGATGTAGATCCTACTATCCGAGATGATAGTGCGATTGTAACAGTACCAGTGGAGCCCACTCGCGAACAACAAGTGCGAGATGCGGTCGATATTATTATTACTGAAGATAATGAAATGCTTATTGACGGTGAGGAGCCAGAAGACAATACCCCTCAAGTCGAAGATTTCAACAGTAATCTAGCAGATTTTTTAGATCCGAGTGCTTTATCGGATATTTCTCACAGCATTTTATCAGCTATCTCAGATGACAAAGAATCCAGAAGTGAGTGGGAGGATACTTATACAGATGGTTTAAAATACCTTGGCATGAAATTCGATGAAGCCAGATCCACCCCTTTCGAGGGCAGTACGGGGGTAATACACCCTATACTTGCTGAGGCTATTACACAGTTCCAAGCACAAGCATATAAAGAGCTTCTACCAGCCAAAGGTCCCGTAAAAACTGAAGTTATTGGTGCAAGAACACCAGAAGCCGAGGAAAAAGCTCACCGCGTAGAAGAGTTTATGAATTGGTACATACTCAATGTGATGAGAGAGTATGATCCAGAACTTGATATGTTGTTATTTTACTTACCACTTGCTGGCTCTGCGTTCAAAAAAGTTTACTTTGAAACATCTGAAAACAAAGCTAAAAGTAAATTTATAGCACCAGAGGATCTGATTGTTCCATACGAGGCAACAGATCTTGATTCGGCAGAGCGTATTACACATGTTCTTAGAATGTCGGACAACGAAATCAAAAAACAACAAGTATCTGGATTTTACTCCGATATTGAACTTGTTGGTGGCGGTGTCAGCGTAGACACAGATGAAATTAGTGAGGAAATAGACAAGATTGAAGGCATGAGCTCCTCTTATGGAGAGGGAAAAGACAATATAGTCTATGAAGTTCACACTATTCTTGATCTTGAAGGGTTTGAAGACAAAGATGAAGAAGGCGAACCGACTGGTTTAAAATTACCTTACATTGTCACAATCGACTCAAAAAGCCGTAAAGTTTTATCAATTAGAAGAAACTATTACGAAGAAGACCCATTGAAAAACAAAATTAATTACTTTGTGCAATACAAATTCTTACCCGGTCTTGGATTTTATGGATTGGGTCTGAGTCACATGATTGGCGGTTTAGCGAAAGCAAGCACATCAATACTACGCCAACTGATAGATGCTGGAACATTATCGAATTTACCAGCTGGGTTTAAAGCTCGCGGTATGCGTATCAGAGATGAAGATCAACCGATACAGCCCGGTGAGTTCCGAGATATTGACACCACGGGTGCAAGTTTAAAAGAAAATCTCATACCATTACCAATTAAAGAACCTAGTAATGTCCTAATGTCTTTGCTTGGTTTATTAGTCGATGCTGGACAAAGATTTGCTTCGATAGGCGATATGAACATTGGTGACGGCAACCAAGCAATGCCAGTGGGTACGACCGTAGCTTTATTAGAGCGTGGCACCAAAGTTATGTCAGCTATACATAAAAGGTTGCATTATTCACAAAGAGTAGAATTTGATCTGCTTGCTAAAGTTTTTGGTGAATTTTTACCGCCTTTTTACCCTTACGAAACTGGATCTGGTACACAAGAAATAAAAGGTGAAGACTTTGCAAGCGGTGTGTCTATCATACCCGTATCGGATCCAAACATATTTAGCCAAAGTCAGCGTATCACGCTGGCACAAGAATTATTGCAAATGGTGCAGTCAAACCCAGAAATACATGGACCTAATGGCATGTATGAAGCATATCGAAGAATGTATTCTGCGTTAGGTGTTGACGATGTAAACAGTTTACTCACACCACCACCAGAGCCACCCCCACCCCCACCACCGATGCAAGCGGGCACCGAAAATGCTGGTTTGCTTATGGGTCAACCACAACAAGCGTTTCCAGAGCAAGATCATAGAGCTCACATTGAAACGCACAGAGTGTTGTTTGTTTTGGATGTGGTTAAAGAAAACCCAGCAATTCAAGCAAATATTGTGGGGCATATAATGCAACATTTACAGTTTATGGCTGAGCAACTCGCTGAACAGCAGATGCCACCAGAGCTAACTCAACAAATGGATCAGCTTGCACAAATGCAACCGCAGATGCCACCAGAAGAGTTTGAGATGATGTCTCAACAAGTAATGCAACAAATCGAGCAAGAAAAAGCTAACATCACAGCACCGATACTTGCTGAGCTGTCACAATCTTTGATTTCTAGTTTAGGTCAAGGAGATGCACCAGATCCGCTTGTTCAAATTAGAAACCGTGAGCTTGATATTCGCGAAAAAGAAATGGATAAAGATAACGAGCAGTTCTACGAAAAACAAGCACAGCGAGACCGTGAAAAAGACACTGAAGAAAAATTAAACAGAGATAGATTATCTACCCAAAAAGTCGTTGCAGACGATAAATTGAAAGTTGCTATGGATAGATTAGAGCAACAAGCAAGACTGAAGATGATCGAACTAAATCAAAAACAAGGAGATCAACAATGACTACAAGTTACAGAGTCAAAATAAGAAACGATATTAGAGAAGCAAAAAAAATAGCGAAAGCTGAAAAAGCAATGGAAAACGATGTTAAAAAAAATAACGATAGGGCACAGCAAGAAATTGACAAAGCTATAAGAGAAGAAAGTATAGCTAGAGCATCTGAAGCAAAATTGACTACAAATACTGAGCAGACAACCATTGATGCTCCAGCCTTTATACAAAGCCCTAAGCCTAAAGCTAAAGCAAAACCAAAAGCAAAAGCAAAAGCGGTGAAAAAAGAAGATGTCTGATATTAATTTGGTCGATTATTTGAAAAAAGAGATGTCAGCAAAACGAAATTCTATCAGTTCTGTGTTAAATGATGGATTATTAAAAGATATGGAACATTATAAACATTTGCAAGGACAGATAGAAATGTTAAACTTTGTAGAACTTTCTATACAAGAGTATTACAAGGAGAACAAATTTTGAGTGCTGAACCGAAAAAGAAATCAAGTATTGATCAAGCTTATACGGAGGGGGACGACAGAACTCTCAATCCAGAACTACTCGATATGAGTATTATCGACCGAATGCCTAATCCATCTGGTTGGCGAATGTTAGTTTTGCCATACGCTGGTCAAAGAAAGACCAAAGCTGGTATCTTGCTCACAAAAGAAACAATGGATAGGGAGGCTTTAGCGACAGTGGTTGCTTATGTTGTAAAGCAAGGTCCTCTTTGTTATGGAGACAAAGAAAAATTTGGTGATGAGCCTTGGTGTAAAGAAAAGCAGTGGGTGCTCATTGGCAGATACTCTGGTGCCAGATTCAAGTTAGAAGATGGTGCAGAGGTCAGAATCATCAATGATGATGAGGTAATTGGTACTATTATTAACCCAGACGATATAGTGAGTTTCGCATGATTGAGAATCCAAACGCAGAACAAGGTCAGATCGCTACTGACAACGAAGAAATAAACATCAATGTTGTTAATGATAACTACGACGAGGAAGGCAACGCTGTTGCACAACCAGCAGATGAGCTAGACACCTATACAAAAAATGTCTCTCGTAGAATCAATAAACTAAATCAAAAGCATAGAGAAGCCGAAGCAAGAGCAAGACAGTTAGAGCAATATGCTAGAGAAAAAGAGCAAGAGCTTGAGCAGTACAGACAATACACCTCGCAAATGAACGAAAGCATGGTTAAAGTTGAGTCTGATGCAATCGAGTCAAAAGAAGCACAAGTTGATCAAATCTACAAACAAGCTGTTGAATCTAACGATGCTGAGCTGATGAGCAAAGCAACTAGCTTAAAAAATGAACTAGCCATTCAAAAAGAAAAACTCAGAATGGCTAAGCAAAGACAAGAGCAAGCAAAAGTACAAGACGAGCAATGGCAAGCACAACAACAAGCACAGCCTCAACAAGCTGAACAACCACAGCAATACGAAGAACCAGATAGCGAACCAACAGCAGAAGCAACTGGTTGGCATGCTCAAAACTCTTGGTATGGGGATGATTCTGATCCTAAAAATATTGAAGCGACACAGTTCGCATACTACACTCACTTTAATTTAATCAATGAAGGATATGAAGCTGATTCAGATGAATATTACGAAGCACTTGACTCCCGTGTCGAGAAAGCATATCCTCATACTAAATCCGCTCAATATCGACCGAGCGAGTCATCTGCCGATGAAAAAGGACAGCGATCACCCGTGCAAAGGGTCGCATCCACCCAACATTCGGGAAGGCAACAAACACGAGGTAGTAAAAAGGGCGATGTTCATTTTTCACAGTCTGAATTACAGAGACTTCGCGGACTTAAACCTCACAATATGTCGGAGCAACAATGGCTCCAGCGTGTGGCACAAGAGAAGCAAAAAAAGCTTAATCAAGGAGTAAGGTAATGACAGATGTTAAAGTAAAAAGTGGTAATCGTTCTTCCCGTGAAAGTTCGGCTCACGATAATAAGACCCGAAGAAAACCATGGCGACCCGTAAGAAAGCTTGAGGTACCGCCCGCTCCAGAAGGTTATAAATACCGCTGGATTCGGGAATCAATGATGGGATCAGAGGACAGAAGTAATGTTTCTCGTAGGATTCGAGAAGGTTGGGAACTTGTAAAAGGAACTGATCTTCCAGAAGACTTTCAATTACCCACAATGGATGGTAGAGGAAGATTCGAAGGGGTTGTCTATAACGAAGGCTTATTGCTGGCGAAAATGCCCGTAGAGACTGTGCAAGAGCGTAAAGATTATTACGCACAAAAAGCACAACAGCAAGAAAACTCGTTAGACAACAACATGTTTAACGAAACTCGCTCAAATAGTCGATATGTGAAGTATGATCCTCAGCGTGATAGCCAAGTGACTTTTGGTCGCAAATAAATTAACTATCAACTAAGAGGAAATTAGCTATGGCTAATAATGATGCTCCATTTGGGTTGAGACCAACCCGTATGATTGGTGGTGCTCCTTACAACGGTAGTCAATCCCGTTATCGTATCGGAAACAACGAAGGCACCTCGATTTTTCAAGGTGACTTAGTACAGCAAGACACTGCGGGAACTATCACTCGTTGGGATCGCACAAGTAACTCTGGTGCGGATCTTGTATTAGGTGTATTTATGGGATGCCGATTCACTGATCCAAGCACTAAAAAAGAAACTTTTCAAAACCATTACACTCAAACAGCGGCCGCTGATATTGAAGCGTTTGTTGTTGATGATCCTAATGTGGTTTTCGAAATCCAAGCAGATGATACTTTCCCAGTAACAGATTTGTTTGGTAACTTTAATACTGTTGAAGGCGTAGCTGGAAGCACAACCACTGGTTTATCTGGTACTGAACTAGATGTAACTACTGGTGCGGCCGACGCGGCCTTACCGTTAAAAGCGATCGACATTTCTCTCGATCCAGATAACGACGACACTGGAAGTGCTAATACTAATGTGTTAGTGGTTATTAACAATCATGTCTACGGTCATGTGACCGCTGGCTTAGCATAAGGAGAATAGATAATGGCTATTTCAAGAGCTCAATTAGCTAAAGAATTAGAGCCCGGTCTAAATGCCTTATTTGGACTAAGCTATGATTCTTACGAAAAAGAGTACGAAGAACTTTTTGTTACAGAAACTTCTAACCGTGCTTTCGAAGAAGAAGTATTAATTTCTGGATTCGGTTCCGCACCAGTGAAAACTGAGGGACAAGGTGTTCAGTTTGATACTGCAAAAGAAGGACATACTGCTCGTTACACAGCAGAAACTATTGCATTAGCGTTTTCACTTACTGATGAAGCAGTAGAAGATAATCTCTACGACTCTCTTGGTAAGCGTTACACTAAAGCATTAGCACACTCTATGGCTAACACCAAAGAAGTGAAAGGTGCAAGCGTGTTAATCAATGCGTTTAACAGCGACTTTGCTGGCGGTGATGGCGTTCAATTAATATCGAATGCTCACCCATTAGCTCATGGTGGTACTGCAAGTAACCAACCATCAACTATGGCTGATTTAAACGAAGCTTCTTTAGAAGATGCTTTGATTGACATTAGTCAGTTCACTGACGAAAGAGGGTTATTGATCTCTGTTCGTGGTGAAAAGTTAGTGGTTCCACCTCAGTTAACTTTCGTAGCAGATCGTATCTTGAACTCAACTTTGAGACCAGGTACATCTGATAACGACATCAATGCTATTAAAAACACTGGTGTCTTACCTCAAGGTTACACTGTAAACCACTACTTAACTGATCCAGATGCTTTCTTCATCCTTACTTCCGTTAACTCAAACGGTGAAGGCTTGAAGCATTTCCAACGAACTGCGATGGAAACTAGCATGGAGCCAGATTTCTCAACTGGAAACATTCGTTATAAAGCTCGTGAGCGTTATAGCTTCGGTTTCAGTGATTGGAGATGTATATTTGGTTCTGATGGCTCAGCGGCCTAGTAACTAAACAAAGGCGATTTCGTAAGGAGTCGCCTTTTTATTTTAACTCGACTGCTTCGGCAGACTAACCCAAGACGAGGAAATTAACATGGGTAATTCAACTTTTTCGGGACCCGTCCGTTCAGAAGGCGGTTTCCAAGTAATCAATAAAAACAGCGAAACTGGTCTGGTCACTCAAACTGGTGTATCAAGCAACGCGACTGGTCAATTAGTTTCTGTTGGTACTCGTAAAATTCAATCTTTTGCTGGTTCGTTAGCCAGTACAAATGCGGCCAGCACTGCTTATGCAGATAACGACTGCTTAGTTGAGCTTGGCACATTAAATGTAGAAGCTCCAGCTGGTTTAGTAACTCCATCAAAAATATTTATTCATCGTGCTTTGATTGGTATAACAACGGCATGTGGACAAACATTAGCTGGCAATTTAGCTTTAAGCTCTACAAGTGGCACAGCAACTAACAGTGCAGTTTCTGGTACAGAAATAGTAGGTGCTGGTGTGACTTCATTCAACGAGCAACTTTCTGCTACGCAATCAATTACTGAAATTGATATCAACTTCAACGACACTGCGGGTAATTATCACATATTTGTACCAAATATTACTTCCGCTGTCGCTAATGTTCACTTGTACGCAAGAGCAACAACTACGGTAAATGCTGATATTACTGCTGGTAGGTTTACTGTCGAACTTGAATACTCTGT